CGAACATCAACAATGTTCGACGTGCAGTTATTCCACAGAGGAACAACAGCGGTGGTCATAAAAGAAATGGTAGGATTGATAATATCACAGTCCTTGATGCCCAATGCTTTAAATACTAGATCTTGACCATGAGTTGCACTGGTTACTGCAACAGCATACTTGGCACCAACAAGTTCAGCAAACTTCTTCTCAAACTCTGCTACTTTAGGCCCTTTACCCCACCACCCACTTTCTAAAGATTCTCTAATAGAATTAAGTTCTTCTTCTCCACCTACAGGACGAAGGACAGGAAGCATTGTATTACGGATTTTCATTTTTTCTCCTACTCAACAAATGTGAAAATTGTTAACATCAAGAACCTTTTGGTTTCTTTCCCAATCGTTTCTAACGATGCCTAACCAATCTAACCATTCATACTCAATTTTATTTTCATTAACAAAATTATAAAGAAGTTGTTCAGATCCAAGATGTTGGGAAAGATCTGCTTCCATATGCTTAATAGCGTAGTTAGCATAATCTAGCATAACAGAAGAATTCATCGAAAAAAACATATCATTATAAAGTCCTTGTTTATAAGTTTCTACAAACTTACCATTCAGAAAGGCAAAGTCTGGATTTGATAGAAGTGCTTGTTTCTTTAATCTTTCTGTTCTCTCAAAAACGTATGGACAAGTAAAGAATCGTCTTGCCGTGATGTAAGAAATATTCTTATAATTATCTAGGTCGGTTTCCTCAAGGGCAGTTTTGAGCATCAACAACTCACCCATTCCCTTGTTTTTAGTTCCAATGTTTCCCTCACTTCCAGTGACACACATCTCTGATTCTGAAAGAAATTGGCGTAGTTCATTACTTTTAATTTCTTCAGGGTCATCAATAGTATTTTCGCAGATCACCAAATCAAAAGAATCTGGAATAACTCGTTTTAGTTGTTGAAGACAGATTAGGTATTCATTTTCTCTAGCATCATTAACTTCTTCAGACAACTGAACTGGACGCAAGGAACAAAATCCAAGTGCTAAATTTTTCATTCATTAAAACTACACATAGTTACAACTATAACTCAGTTTATCTAAAAAGTCAATTTTCACACAAAATTTTTAATCCCTCATCTAGACTAAATTTAGGTTCAAATCCTAATTTATAAATCTTATCAATATTTAAATAATAATCATTAACCTTATCTGGAAGATAATTTATACAACTTGAACTTCCAAGAATTTTCTTACAATACTCTACAGGATATCCAAAATTTATTGCTACTCCACTTGATACATTATAAATTTGATTTACCTCAGACTTATTCATCAAATAAGATATCGCACCACACACATCATCAATGTAGATAAAATCTCTCTTGAACTTTCCATAATAATGAACATCAACGTCCTGATTATTCTTCAATTGATTAATAATATAACCAAGAACATTCTTCTTATGTGAACAGTTTTTATCTTGCCCATAAACATTTGCAAGTCTAAAGATACGATACTTAACTCCAAACGTTTCACAAAATGTAATCAACATCTGCTCGGCAGTTCTTTTAGTAATTGAATAAAAACCACTCGGATTACAATAATCATCTTCAGAAGCATTAATTACTTCAGAGCCATAAACAAATCCTGAACTAACAAAGTTAAAAGTTACATTTTTATTTCTACAGTTGTCTAGAACATCCATCAATACATTTAGATTTGTATTAATATCAACATGAAGATCCTCGTAAATATTATGATTGGTTGTTGTGCTAATGCAATACAAGATATTATTTGTTTCAGGAACCATCTGGTCTCTTGGAATTTTTACTCCACCATAAAGTTCACAGAAACGACCACCAATAAATCCAGTCGCACCAAATACTGATGTGTCACTCATACTTATCGCATTCTACAAATGATTTTCCATCTTGATCTTTTAAAGACAAAACTGGATTAATATTACCCCAGTCAATTCCAAGGTCTTTATCATTCCACAGAAGAGTTCGATCATACTCTGGATGATAATAGTCAGTTGTCTTATACACAAACTCAGCAGTATCTGTCAATGTATAAAATCCGTGAGCAAATCCAGGTGGAACCCACAGATGTAGATTATTTCTATTCAGTTCAACTCCATACCATTTACCAAATGTAGAGGAAGACTTACGGAGATCCACAATCACATCATAGACGGCACCAGAGATGCACCGAACAAGTTTTCCTTGAGCGTGTTGTATCTGATAATGAAGACCCCTGAGAACGCCCTTAGAGGACTTAGAGTGGTTGTCTTGAACAAAATTACTAACGCCAGTGATTTTTTCAAACTCTCTCAGATTAAAACTCTCTAAGAAAAAACCACGATCATCTTCAAATTTATTATTAGTAATTAGATAAGCGTCTTTAAGACTAGTGCCGATTGCATTCATACCATTTAATTGTTCTTTGAAGTCCATAGTCAAGAGAGAATATTGGTGACCACTTTAGTTCGTTTTGGATTTTTGTAATATCCGTGGAATAACGACGGTCGTGTCCTGGTCTATCGCTAACGTATTCTATCATAGATTCATCCTTACCCATCATAGTAAGAATTTTTTTAACTAAATCAAGATTAGTAATTTCATCCATACTACCGATATTATATTTTTCACCACTCACACCATTTTCCCATACCTTAATTAAAGCAGTGCAATGATCTTGAACATACAACCAATCACGAATTTGCTCACCATCACCATAGATCGGAACTTTTTTATCTGACAAAATATTCAGAATTGTTTGTGGAATAAATTTTTCTTGATGTTGACGTGGCCCATAATTATTGGAACAGTTAGTAATATTTACAGGTAGTTCATATGTATGATGAAATGCCATTACAAAGTGTTCACTCGCTGCCTTAGATGCTGAATATGGATTTCTAGGATTATAAGGACTGGTTTCTGTAAATGATCCTGTCTCAATTGATCCATAAACTTCATCGGTTGAGATATGAATGAACTTTTCTACACCATATCTGACAGCGCAATCCAATAGATTTGCAGTGCCCGCAACATTGGTATGAATAAAATCTGAGCAATCTCTAATTGAATTGTCAACATGACTTTCTGCAGCAAAGTGAAAAACTGTTTTAAACTTATAATTAGAAAAGACACATTGACATCCTTCTTTGGAAGCAATATCAATTGTATAAAATTTAATAGGATCGGGTATATTATGCCAATCAGCAGCATAAGTGAGTTTATCAATACAGATAATTTCTTCATCCGTAACTGTTAATAAGTGATGAAGAAAATTACTACCAATAAATCCAGCACCGCCCGTAACAAGAATTGTCATGATAAATCGTTAGGATAAGAATACTTATTCAATAATTCTGGAGAATATTGTTGAGAAATTTCCATAATTTCTTGGTGTTCTCTTTTTTCTTTCTCAAGAGTATAAACACGATTTCTAAGTTCTGTTGAAGAATATTGATGTCTTCGTAGATGATAAAAAATTTCTATGCCGTGATCAATACAATATTGCTTTCCTGTAAAATCTCTATTCTCATATTCCTCACTCAAAAATCGTATATCAATTGTTTGTGTCTGAATTAAATTAAGTAAGTCTGATTCAGTTTCATACACAAGAATTTCATCAACATACTTACATCCTTGTAGTTGAACATAACGCTCATAGACAGTCTGAACTGGTTTATTTTTTACACCAGGACGATCAATTGTTGGATCAACTTGAAGAGCGACTTTTAGATAATCACATAATTCTTTTTCCACCTTAAGCATTGTAATATGCCCAGCGTGAAAAAGATCAAATGAACTGCAGTTAAATCCTATCTTCATGGTAAAGATTCTTTGTTTCATTATACTAAAAAAGGTGAGTTTATGCAACCCACCTTTGGTAATTCAGGCTCGCCACTTGCTCTTTAACTAGAAGCAAGAAACTAGGCGGGAGTTACCCCATCCGCACCACTTATTTTTTAATGGGAAAACAAGAAACCAGAAGGGGTCAGATTGACTCCACCACTTGATTTTAAGAAACCAAGAAAAGTTGGGTTAATTTTGATATCTCGGTAATACCAAAAAATACTATTAGAAATAGCACATCCCAGAGTTT